TGGATGTTCCCCACGCCGTATCTCACTTTGACTGCTGCTACGACAACGTGGCGGTGTTTACCATTACCATTCCATTTATCCAAAAAGAGAGCAAAGATAATGAATAAAAAATCCGAAGAAGCCCCAATCGTAGGGTATGCAGAACATCGGGAGTATGGCACGCTATTTATGTCGGCGCGCAGCGACGATGACAAAGACGTGTGCATTTGGCCTCCATACTCATGCTATATGCGCAACCTCTCCTCGCCGGAGAAACACATCTACGCACTTATATGGTGTGAAGAGTTCATCGCAAAGAACCCATACTTCTGCGAAACGGAGGAGTATATCTCCACGTGGATAGGAGTAACGATAAGGCAGACAAGAAGGTACATCAAAAATCTTCTCGACGGTGGCCATATCCAGATAGTCAAACGTCCGAACAAATGTCGCCACGACCCTTCTGCCTACGTAATAGTGAAAGACGATCCGGACAGGCTCGAAGCGATTGAGTGCTGGAAAGACCCAAAAGGAGCACTTGAGAAGTATAAAAGATACCTCAAAGAGAAACAAGCGGCACAACGAGCCGCCAAGTAAGTAAAGACAGGCACCCCGAATTAGGGTGCTTGTTTGTTTATCTTAGAGAGGACATTAGAAAGGTGGGCGGACATTATACATAGGGGTTGAGAGGACATTAGAAAGGTGGGCGGACATTATACATAGGGGTTGAGAGGACATTAGAAAGGTGGGCGGACATTATACATAGGGGTTTTGACCAATTTTTGCACTTTTTCAAGAAATAAAAAAAAGGAATAAGAAAAAGAAGCAAAAAGAATATATAAAAAAAACAAAGAACGAGAGAGAATAAACGCGCGAGGATTTTTTTGATGTCTTTTTTTTTGATGATTTCAGTAAGAGAAAGAACCAAAGAGGATATAGAAGCAGGATCTTCACCGATTCACGCTTAAAAAAAGGGGGGCGCGCGGCCTCCGGAACATAAAACAGCATGCAGCAAGGCGGGCGGAGGTTGTCTCTTCTTCGTTTCCAAAGCCTGCCAAGCTGCGCAAAGAGAAAAGAACGATGCAAGAGCAATGGCGCGACATAGCAGGTTACGAAGGGCGCTACCAAGTGAGCGACCAGGGCAGAGTGCGCCGGACAGCATGCGAGATAACTCAAGGCAACGGCCATTCGGAGATAACCTACAGCATTCCGCCACGTCTCTTGCGCTCGTTCGAAAGCAACTGCAGTTACCAGCGCATAGGCTTGCGCATGAACGGACAACGCAAGTACTACAACGTTCATCGTCTCGTGGCGCAGGCATTCGTGCCCAACCCGAGCAACCTGCCGGAAGTGAACCACAAAAACGAGGACAAGAGCGACAACCGCGCCGAGAACCTCGAATGGGTAACATCGGAGCAGAACTGCAACCACGGCACACGCAACAAGCGGATTTCGGACAACACCTCTCGCAGCAGACGAGTGCTCCGGATGACACAGTGCGGCTCGGAGGTGAAAGAGTACAAAAGTATCAGCGCAGCATCGCGCGAAACAGGCATAAGTGTTGCTTCTATCGGTGGCGTTTGTCGAGGCGAACACCACACCGCAGGAGGCTACAAATGGCAATACAAATAGGATATGGCAGGCAAAGGAAACAAGAACAAACTGCAGCCAGTTAGAACCAAGCGTGAAGCAAGTCTAAGAGGCAGAAACGGCGGAATACGCTCCGGCGAGGCACGCAGAGCGAAGAAATCGCTGCGTGAAACAGTGCTCATGCTCCTCAACGGCAAGTGCACGGAAGCCGAAGCAAAGAAGCGCATGGCTGACCTTGGTATCTCTGCAAAGGAGATGACGAATCAGATGGCAATGACTGTCTCGATGTTCCAGGAGGCCATGTCCGGCAACGTGCAAGCGTTCAACTCTCTGCGCGACACAGCCGGAGAAAAGCCCGCCACGGAGATAACCGGAAAGAACGGCGAGCCTATCTCCATCATGCAGGAGCGTGAACTGACAGCGGAAGAAGCAGCTGCGTTCTACACAGCACTTGACAAAAAGATATGACGGAGAAGCAGATCATATGGCATTGTATCAAGACGGACACCCTCTGGGCGACCCGCTACTTCTTCTTTGAGGAGAACAACCGCAAATTCAACGTGGGCGAGCACCACAAGAAGATTGCGGCCGCTTTGGACGATGTCTTTGCCGGCAAGTGTACGCGCCTTATCATCAACTGCCCACCGCGTTACAGCAAGACGGAGATGCTCAAGGCTTTCGTGAAAAAAGGCCTGGCTATCAACCCTGCATCCAAGTACATCATGCTGTCCTACTCCGCCAACCTGGCGCTGGACAACTCCGAGCGCATCAAGGACGCAGTGACGAGCGACTGGTATCGCGAGCTGTTCCCGTGGGTGGAGGTCAAGAAAGACAGCCACTCGAAGCAGAAGTGGTACACGACAGCCGGAGGAGGCATCTACGCCACATCCTCGGACGGCCAGGTCACCGGCTTTGGTGCTGGTATCGTCAAGGAGGAGGGTGCGGAAGATTTCGAGATAGAGGCCAACGGAGGCTCCTGGGGAGGTTGTATTCTAATCGACGACCCACTGAAACCACTCGACGCTTCATCGCCCGTAAAGCGGCAAAAAGTGAACGACCAATTCGAGAACACGATCCGCTCCCGCGTGAACGATCGCTCCACGCCGATCATCATCATCATGCAGCGCTTGCACAAACAAGACCTTTGCGGCTACCTACTCGACCTCGAGCCGGAGGAGTGGACGGTTCTCTCCCTGCCGGCGCTGTCCAAGGACGAGAACGGCAACGAGGTGGCGCTCTACCCGTTCAAACATACCGTAGAGGAGTTGCACAAGATTCAAAAGGCGAACCGCTTCACGTTCGAGACGCAGTACCAGCAGAACCCGCAGGCCATAAACGAGAAGTTGTGGCTCTTCGCTTTCGACAGGGCGCGTCACACCGGACACGTGGAGTACGACCCGAACTACCCGCTTGTCATGTCATGGGACTTCAACCGAAACCCGATGACCTGCACGCTGTTCCAACACGTGAACGGCCAGGCGCGAGGCGTGGAGTGCATCCGGCTCGAGAACGCCACAACGCGAATGGTCTGCAAGGAGATTGGCGACAAATACCCAGACGCTTTCTTCCTTGTCACGGGAGATGTGGCCGGCAAGAACGCCACCACGCTCTCCCTGCTCAACAACTACGACGTGGTCAAGGCTTACTTTGGCCTTACCAAATCGCAGATGCAGTACAGCGGCACGAACCCGCGCCTGGCGGACAGCCGGTACTTTATGAACAGCCTCTTCGAACAATACGACATCGTATTCGACAGCGAGAAATGCAAACCCGCCATCTTCGACTTCGAGAACGTGCTGTCCGATGACGAAAACAAACCAGTGAAGGACTCCCGCGAGAATGTAGCGCAGCAGGCGGACTTCCTTGATAACGTGCGCTACTATTTCCACCGGTTCTACAAGGAACTGCAACCGAATTACTAACATGGCAACCAAGACAACCCAGGACAAGTACATCGAACAGCGCATCAACAGCTGGAAGATTGACATCGAGGCGCTCATGCGCGAGATAAGCGCAGCGCGCAACAGCCAGAACATCAAAGGCGCACAAAACGAGGGGCACTTCAAACTGCGCAGCCAGACCGTGCAGAACTTCCTGCAGAAAGCCTACGACGCTTTGGAGAAATACTAACATGATCGAACGCATCGTCATATTGGCACTCATTATCACGGCCGTCCACGTTTCCACGTGGGAGGGCATGATTTTCCACAAGCCTGCAGAGGCGCTCGGGGAGTGGCTCGACAAACATCATCTTGTCACAATGCGCAAGCCCCTCTTCGAGTGCCTTATCTGCATGGGCGGTATCTACACGCTCATTCTCGACCCGATCATCTTCGGGCTGTCGTGGTGGGTGCTGGTGGACATGCTGGCGGTCATAGGACTGAACACACTAATCTCGGCAGCAACCTGCCGGCTAAACGAATGAGCATCGAAGCGGAAACATTAGGATTTGTCTTTTCCAGGATCGGCTGCCCCTGCAACGGATCTCCGCGCATCTACACCAAGGATGTGGACGGATCGCAGCAGAAGCTGACCCTCTGGGAGAAACGTAACACGTGGCGGCTGGAGGCCAACCGCGTCGTGATCGCGACCGGCACGGCATCCGACCTCACCACAAAAATCAAAGCAATATGGGACTTATAAGCGAACTTGCAGAGGTGTGGCGCATCGAAATGGACAAGCGCCGAAAGCAGAAGGAGAAGTACCGCATCGAGTACGCCTTTACATCCGGCGGCACGAAGTACTATCGTTTTGCTGACATCAGCAACTTGCCTTACGAGCGAGGGCTGATGGCTCTCAACGTGTACAACGAGGTGGAGATGCGCTGCTCGCGTGAGTTCCTCATCCGGTACGCAGACACGATCGACAAGCTCCTGCACGAACAGCAAATCGACATCTTCAAAATCAACCAACTCAACCAGGTGCTCAAGCAGCGGCTCACGATGACGACGGACACCGAGCTGCTCTACAAGCTCGCCAGCGTCTGCTTCTTTGACAAGACAGAGAACCCTGCCGTCTATGAGCCGGAGTACGCAGAGAAGAAAATAGCCAAGTGGCGGAAAGATAAAGGGGTGCGCGATTTTTTTACGCAGAAGCCTTTGTTGGAGTTAATGCCATTCTTGCGGAATGTCGACACCGATTTGGACACCTATTCAGCGATGTGCGACGAACTGAACAAGATACATTCGGAGTGTCTCCGTATAGCCAACTCGGGCAAAGAATAGACGAGATGGAAAAATGGAAGGACATCGTGGCCGACGGCAACCTCCAGAACCTCGAACACATGACCTTTCTTGAATTCATGGCCAAGCTCGACCGAACCATCGAGAGAGCAGAGCAAGACGCGAAAGCAGCAAAGGAACGTATAGAAGCAATGAAACGACATGGCAGATAACATCATCATAAAAATCACGTCGGAAGCCAACCTCTCCGATGCGCAGAAGCAGCTCGCTGACTTGACCAAGCAGGCGGAAGAGTTGAATGCCGAAATGGCAAACTCTCAAACAGCCTACGAGAATGAGGTGGCGGCCATAAAGAAACTGAAACTCCCTCGCGAGCAAGAGGAAGAGCAGCTTCGAAGAATGAAGCAAGAGTTTCGGCAGACAAACCTGGAGCGCAAGGATCAAATAAAGGAAACCAATAAATCCATCAAGGCGCTATCCGACCAAGTGAAAGCCTACAAGACTCTCAACGGCGAGTCCGGAAAGGTGGTGCAGCAACTGCGCGCCATGCGTGAGCGCTTGATGGAGATGGAAGATGCCGGAGAATTCGGCACAAAGGCTTTCACAGATCTCTCCATTGCTGCAGCCCAACTGGAAGACCAAATCGGCGACACGCAGCAAAGAATCCGCACCCTGGCCAGCGACACGAAGAATATGGATGCGCTCATGGGTCTGGGCGACGGCCTGGCCGGCTCGTTCTATATCGCCACATCAGCTGCAGAGGTCTTTGGGGATGAGATGGAGGGGCTGCAGAAGGCATTCTACAAGGTGCAGGCGGCCATGTCGGTTGTCTCCGGCGCACAGCAGGTGTACAATGCACTCCAGAAGGACAGCGCTTTCCAGGTGGTGTTCAACACGGCTATTGAGAAGCTTGCAGCCAAATCAAAGGACAAACAAACAGCATCCCTCACTCGAAACACGAAGGCGTGGATCGTGAATGGGGCTGCCACTGCAGGCTCTTCCATCAAGCTTGCTGCACACACGGTGGTCACAAAGCTTGCAACCGTTGCGCAGGCCGCTCTTAATGCCGTCATCTATGCAAACCCGTTCGTGCTCCTGGCAGCAGCCATTGCGGCCGCGACAGCAGCCATCGTTGGCTTTGTCAAGTACAACTCCGAAGGCGCAAAGGCTGCAAGAGACTACGAAAAGGCGAGCAAAGAACTTGAGGTGACCATGTCGAAGGTGGCTGTCGGACAAGCCGGCCGCGACAGGGAAAGGCAGAAACAGATAGAAAAGACACAAGAGGCCGAGGAGAAAGCGCTGTTTGAAGCGAGGAAGCGGAACGCATCCGAAGTCGAGCTCGCGCAGACACGCGCGTACTACGCAAAGAAGAATGCCGAGGATACGAAGAAATACAACGACGAGGAGATCGCACGGAACAACAGAGTGGTCACCAGCACATATAATGTCATGAAAGCCGCAGAGCGGCGCGCTGCCGAAGCGCTCAAGCGCGCGGAGCAGGGCAAGAAGCTGTCGGAAATACAGAAGCAGGCGATTGACGACCTCGTCGACGCGCAGCAGAAGTACAACGATGCCATGCAGAAGAGCTCCGATCTGCTCAAGGAGACAAACGAGGCGCAGCGAACCGCTCAAGAGAAAGAGCAAGAGCTTGCGGAGGCTCGCAAGCAGGCTGCTTTGGACTTGCAGCAGACGCAGATTGACCTTATGCAGGAGGGCGCTGCAAAGGAGATCGCGCAGATTAAGTTCAACTACAAGGAGAAGCTCAAGGAGGTGCAAAAGGGCACTGCACTTTACAAGGCGCTCGAGGCGAAGGCGGCGACGGAGATCCAGGCCGTGCGCGACAAGTATGCCGAAAAGGCACGCCAGACAGCAATCCAGAACCAGAAGAATCTGCTGACGCTCATGTCTCAAATGACCGGAACGGAAGAGGACTACCAAGCGCAGTTGGACATGCAGAAAAACATCCTCAAGAAAGAGGCCGATGACCAGATAAAGACAATACAGGCTGCCGTCAAGAGACGCGAGATGACAGAGGAGGAAGGGAAAGTGAAAATCACTGCCATCCGTCTGCAACTGCAGAACGACCTAAAAGATGTCGACGATCGAGAGATTGCGCGCCAAGAGGAGCAGGCCAAACGGCTCATGGCTATTGATGTCCAGGTGGCGGAGGCACGCAAGAACGCGCTGACCGGTGCGGAGAGTGTGGAAGAGCAGAAAGCCGTCCTGGACGATTACTACGACGCACTCAAGCAGCAAGTCGAAAAGGAAGCCGAACTGGAGCGCCAGGCGGTCAACCGATCCACGGACACCCAGGAGGTCAAGTCGGCGAAGATTGAGGAAATAAACCTCCAACTGCAGACAAAGCTTACTGAAATAGACAAACAGGGTGCGGAAGACCGGATCGCTGTCGATGACCAATATCTCGCCGAGTTGGAAAGAGCCGTCACAACGGCCGAATCCAAGCTCGAAAGGGCACAGACAGGCAGCGACAAGCTGGAGGCCTTACGCGAAGTATATGACGCGCAGCTCGCGCTTTACGACGAGCAGCAGCAGTCGCTCGACGCGAAGTACCTCGCCGGACTTATCTCGTACCAGGAGTACAAGCAGCAGGAATTTGAGATAGCAAAGGCGGTAGCAGACGCAAAGGTACAACTCCAGCAGGAATCGACACAAGCGGTCATCGCTGGCTTCGAAACCGCGCTGTCGTACATCCAGCAGATCTCCGACCTCGCCTTTGAGGCGCTCGGCCAGAACGTGCAGGCGGAGATGGACAAGCTCTCGGAGATGTACACCACCGACGCCGAGGAGGCGAAGAAGAATTCCAACAAGAAGCTCATCACCCAGGAGGAGTACGACAAGAAGGAGGCTGCGCTGAAGCTCAAGAAAGCCAAGTACGACAAGACCCAGGCGCTCATCAATGCTGCCATCAACACGGCGCTGGCTATCACGGCCGCGCTGACCCAGGCTCCTCCGGCAAGCTATGTCATGGCGGCTATCAACGCTGCAATGGGTGCAGCCCAGATCGCGGTCATCGCAGCCAAGCCGCTTGCTCAATACGCGAAAGGCCGCAAGGGAGGACGTGGAGAATACGCCATCGTAGGCGAGAAAGGCGCGGAGTTGATGTACGTGCCGCAAGGCGCATCGATCGTGCCACACAACAAAATAAACCGGCCGGAAACGTGGCCGGAGTACAACGTGCCGAAGCTCAACGTGCCCGAGCTGCCGAACATCGGCCAAACCATCAACCAATTCGTCAAGTCCACGGATGGCGGGCTGGTTATCGACTACGACAAACTCGGCGAGGCAGTCGCTCGCAACATACCCAAGCAGCAGGCTGTGACCGTCAACGTTGACCGCTCCGGCATCAGCGTTTCGCACGGCGGCAGCAGGCGCACTTACCTCAACACCAAGTACCAAGGGACATGGAACTGACGCACAAACTGACATATAACAGCACCACCTACGTTATCGAAGAGCCTGCCGGCTTCGACGGGCTCAAGATGACGCTCAAGCGCCACGACTACCACGGCATTGGGGCGGAGGTATCATCCGGCGAGCTGGAGTTCTATGGCGTTGGGCACAACGTTATCAAGCTGGCCTACGACGCCAACATCGACGCTCCGGTGGTTTACGAGGTTTTTGCCGGTACGGACGTCATCTACAGCGGCAGTGTTGACCTCTCCACATGCAGTTTCCTTGAGGGCGACTACAAAAGCGTATCGGTTAAGGTGGGCGAGATTGGCATCAAGACCACGTTCAACAACCGCGTCGACAAGGAGGTCAACCTGCGTGACCAGAAAACGATCGACGGAACACTGATCCCTACGGGCAAGCGCGCTGTCGAGTACCTGCTGCAGTTGCCCACCAAGCAGCTCTGTCACACGAACCGGCTGTCGCAGCCCCAGGGCAAGAGCATCGTTAATCCCAACACGGGCGCGTACTTCCCAATTAACAGCAGCCCCGCATCTTTCAATTTTCTTCTGGACAAGGTGGACAAGAGCGAGTACGGCCAAATCAACACATCGACTACGACCGACCCGCTGTATTCCGTTGACGATGTGACGGAGTTCCGCAAGCAGTACGGCGCGGGATGTACCTCGGCGCTGTCCGGAACGTTCATCGCCACGCTGCACTACCGGCTGACACTCGACAACGGATGGCAGCACGTAGTCAGCTCCGGCTACCCGCAAACTACAGCAAGGTACTATTCCGTTTGTGCCAGGAGACGGCCGGAGGCTTTTCGTGCAAGATACGAAGGGAACGGTAAGTTTAAGGACACTGATGGTGGTGACGATGATCCATACTACACGGACGTATTCCTTTGGAACGACGACGCTGATGCAGGAGGAAACGGAGTGATTCGGTTCGGTGTGCGAAACACGTATGTTTCCGTCATTCCATCCCAACTTGAGAACTACTCCCGCCACACGATCGAGTTGAGCGAGGCGAGCGTCAATGCCGAAAACAGCCTCTACCTGCCGTTTAAGGTCGATGTGGACTTCGATGTTTATGCCACGGCCGGCGTATGGTTCGAGCTGGGCGCTAACTCGGAGTTCAAAATGCGCATGTACGACACGATCCAACTCGGCGGCCTCTATGCGCAGGCGTATGCTGTCGGCGATGTCCTCTACCAGCTGTGCCAGACGCTGACTGAAAATAGCGTGGAGATGAAGAGCGGCTGGTTGGCACTTCCCAACGCGCCACAAAGCGGCAGCGGAATCGGCCAGGGCGCGCTCAAGTTCATCATGAACGGCTACGCCATTCGCGGAATCAGCAGAGGGTTGTCCGTCTCGTTCAAAAGCGTCATCGAGGCGCTCTCTGCGCTTGACTGCATCGGCTGGGGCTTCGCCACCGAAAACGGAGAGACCGTCCTCCGCGTGGAGCGCTGGGAATGGTTCTACAAGATGCGGCCGGTTATCCTTACGCTGTCCAACGTGGCGGAGATCAAGATCACAGCCGAGCCCCAAGACATCATCACGGAGCTCACGATCGGCTACAAGAAATACGCAACGACATCCGAATACGACTCCATCGACTCCATCCACGGAGAGCGCACGTTCGCATCAAAAATCAAAGCTGTGAGCAATGCGCTCAACAAGACGTGTGACTGGATTGCCGACAACTACGCTATTGAGGAAACGCGTCGGGCAGAAAAGTCGGTGGACAGAAGCGAGGAGTTCAAATACGACGAGAACATCTTCGTTTTCGAGTGCATGAAGCGTGCGGGCATCACCGGCTACGAGATCACCCACAGCGCTACCAACGTGTTGGGAATTGACAGGCCGGAGGAGTTCATCAACGCGATGCTGTCGCCTTGGCAAATGGCTGCCAGGTGGATGGACTACCTCTTCGCAGCAAACAGCGCCAGCGGCCTGCTCTTCAAATCCGGCAAAATCAACTCCGACGCATCCTTTGGTGTGCTGCAGTCAGACGCCAACACCACGTACCTCAAGTGCTTTGCAGATCCGGCCGGACAAGCGGAGAACAGCGACATCCAGAAGCAGGCGGCCAAGTTCAAAGCAGAGAAGATCGAGTTCTCCTGCCCGCTCACGATCTCGCAGTACGAGGCTGTCAAAGCCAACCCATACGGCCTGGTAAGCGTGAACGGCAAATTCGGATGGATTAAGGATTTCAGCTACTCGTTCCAGGACGGAATGGCAGACTTTACACTCATTGCAAAACGATAAAATCATGTTAGAGAATCAGTTCATACAATTCCAAGACACGAGCCTCGTAGTAGCCAAGCTGCGCGAGTCACTGCCAGTCGTGATTACAAGCGAATACCACCTCATGCTTGCTACAGCGATGGACAAAATCATGGCCGTTGACTCGGACGACACCGAAATCCTCACAGAGACCGGCGACGAAGATGTGGCATTCCAACTCTTCGGGCAAGAGGGGTTTCTCGAGACACTCCCCACCCTTGTCGCGATTGGCGATGTGTTCTTCCTCAAAGTGCGCGACTACGGGACGGACACGTGGCGGTACAGCCAGCCTCTTGTGCGAGTGCCTGCAGACGATTTTTCGGGCATTCTCTACAAATGCGCAGAAGACGCGCTCGGATTCCCGTTCAAAACATACGGCGCATATGCCGGCGCAGATCTTCCCATTCACTTTAAGAACCCGCAGAACGTGCAGGAGGACAAGACCTACGTGAAAGCCAACGGCGATGTGGTCACGCTGTACGCCAAGTACTACAAGGAGTGGGAGGGCGAGACGGAGTACCTCTCCGAAGCCATGCACGACAAGATCGTGGCCGCGCTCTCCTGCGACGAGGTCATCATCAGCGGCCGGAGCGGCATCAACAACGGTGCGGCAACCCACGTGACCAAAACGGACAACTACCAGGTGGACTGGGAAAACTATACAATGGCCTGTGACGGCAAGACAAAACTCGCTCGGGCAACCTTTAAGGTGCGCGAGAACAAGACTCAAAGAAATTCGAATTACTAATCATGGACATCAACAACATTGAAGATGTAAAAAACGCGCTCTCTGGCAACTACCCCAACAAGGCGCTGTGTATGGAACTGGCGCACCAGCTCTCCGTTCATGCCAACGGCGAGATGCCAGGCGATAAAATCATGTCGCGCAGACCGTCCGAGCCGGAGGAGATAAAGAAGTACCGCCAGCACATCTACGTGCCGAAGACCAAGCAGGCCATTTCCAAGGTCATCCACTCCCTTGAGAAGATCCGTCGTGCGCAGGATTGGAACGTGCAGTACAACCCCGAGGCTGTGCCGTCGGCCGTTGCCAAAGACGAAACGCTGGAGAAGTACTGCGAATACAACTACCCCACCCACACGTCCGTCACCAACTGGGCGTTTGCAGAGCTGCTGAAGCGATCGCTCATTGACGCCAACGGCATCGTGGCCGTTGTGCTGGAGAATATTCCGAAGAGCAAGAGCGAGTACTGCAAGCCCATTGCGAAGTTCTTTGGCTGCGACCAGATTGTGGATTATGCGGAGGGCGAGTATGTGGTGCTCAAGAGCAAGGACACATCGACCTACTACATCAACTTCAAAAACGGGAAGGGGCGCAGACTCAACACCAACGGCGCGATCTACTACATCCTCACGACGGACAAGTTCGCCAAGTACGAACAGATCAGCTCGGACGAGTACAACATGTCGCAGGTGTACGAGCACAAGTGCGGCCGCTTGCCGGCATGGAAAGTGGGCGGCATCTACAAGACGCGCCAGAACAACGACACCGTCTACGAGAGCCGTTTGTCCGGCATGATCCCCGACCTGGATGAGGCGGCGCGCGAGTACAGCGATCTGCAGGCCGAAATCATCCAGCACATCCACAGCGAGAAGTACGCGTACACCAGCACCGAGTGCCCGAAGTGCAAAGGCACGGGTAACATCAAGGACGAGACGACCGGTAAGATGGTGTCCTGCTCCCACTGCAACGGCACTGGCAAAATCCTCAACACCTCGCCTTATGGCGTACACCTTATTGACGCAGCACGCGCGGGCGAGCTGCAAGTGCCTGCTCCTCCTATCGGCTACATCCAGAAGGACACGGCCATTGCAAAACTCCAGGACGATCGCGTGCGTAACCACATCAAGGACGCGTTGGCGGCTGTGAACATGGAGTTCCTTGCCGAGACCCCGATAGACCAGTCCGGCGTGGCCAAGGCGTATGACGCCAACGAGCTCAACAACTTCGTCAACAGCGTGGCGGAGGACTTGGTGCGCAACATCGACAACGTGTACTACTTCATATGCGAGTACCGATATCGCATGGTCGTTCCGAGCGACGACAAGCGCAAGGAAATGCTGCCGGCCATCAACGTGCCGACCAAGTTCGACATAGCCAACACCACCATCCTCATGCAGGAACTGAAAGGTGCGCGCGAAGCGGATGCCAACCCCGAAACGCTGCGTGTCCTGGAAACGAACTACGCCAAGGTGCAGTTCAACACCTCTCCGGATGTGGTCGAGCGCCTGGAGGCCGTTTTCGATCTCGACCCGCTGTTTGGTGTCAAGGAAGAGAACAAGATGACCATGCTGCAGAACGGCGGCATCACGGAGATCTCCTACATCGTTTCCTGCAACATCCACGAGTTCGTGCGACGCGCATTCTTCGAACACGAGGACTTCGCCAACAAGGATTACAAGGATAAGAAGGCCATCCTGGAGGGCTATGCCGAAGAGGTGGCCAAGGAGACCGAGGAGAAGGCGAAAGAGAACGCCAACAAGGGCGTAGATTTCGGAGGACTTGACAAACAAGACAAACAAGATGAGTAATGACTGAACTGCAGGATGTCATAGAGACCCTTGACAATGCGGCCGATTCATTCGAAGGCATTGCGAACAAGGAGCAGAAGAAGATATACGATGAGGTGCTCACACTGGCCAAAGACCTCGAGATCGATGCGTCCGGCAACGTGAAGCAGTCCATCCAGAACCTCAAACGGCTCACACTCATCAAGGCGAAGCTGGCAGCGCTCTCCAAAAACAAGGAGTGGGCGGCCGGCATCTCCCATTTCCTTGAGTACTTCGGAGTGCTGCAGAAGAAGCAGAACGAGTACTACTCGTCCCACTTTCCGGAGGCCACGCTGTCGGTCAAGGCCAAGGAGAAGAACGAACTGATGCGCCAGATGGCTGTCCAAAACACCATTGACGCGCTCATGGGCGACGGCCTCAAGGCCAACGTGACCGACAAGCTCAACGACATCCTTTTGCGCGCTGTGACATCCGGCGCGAAGTTCGCAGACCTGCAGGAAGAGCTGCGGGCGCACCTCCTGGGAAAAGATGGCGGACAAGGCGCTTTCGCTCGCTACGCGAACACTTATGCCGTCACGGCACTTTCGCAGTACACAGGGCAACACAACAAGCTCCTAACGGAAGGACTCAACACGGACTGGTTCGTGTATGAGGGTAGCAACAAAGAGACCACGCGCGAGTTCTGCGAGCACCTCACGGCAAAGCGCTTCATCCACAAGTCGGAAATCCCGACGATCCTCACGGGCAAGATTGACGACTACCAATGCGCCATCTACCCGAAAACCGGCCTGCCTTACGGCATGATCGATGGCACTACGCCGGACAACTTCCAATGCAACTGCGGCGGTTGGAACTGCCGTCACCAGCTCATTCCGGTGGCGGACGCTGTTGTGCCCCTGGCGCTCCGTCAGAAGTTTGCGAAGCCGGCAACCGAAAAGCCGGAGGAGAAGCCGCAGGAGACAAAGCAGGTCAACCTCGAGCCGTACCAGGCGGACATCAAGGCCATCGAGAACTACATCGCCGAGCATCCGAAATCCGGAAAGCTCAAGAACTACCTGGCCAACGCCTATGCAGCAGCCGATGCCGGCAATGATGCAGATTTGCAGGCGATCCTCAAGGAGGCGAAAAAAGACATGGCCAAGTTCATTGCATCGAAGAATGCGGTGGCAAAGAAGAAAGCAGCCATACAGCAGGCCAAGGTTGAGGCTGATTCAGCAGCCAAGGCAAGTATGATGGAGTCGGCAAAGAACTACGTCCAGAACAATCTCGTCGGAAAGTACAACGGCATTGCATACGAGAAGAAATGGGACGACCTTTGGCAGGCATTCAAAGACGGAGATGCGGCAAAGGTTTATGAACTTGCCGGCGACATAGAGAACATCGCGAAGGAAATCAGCACATTTACAGAGCTCGTCAATCCGACAGAGCTCGCAGAGGCGTACACGTATGAGGAGCTGAAGCAGGCCAACGACTACGTGAAGGGGCACATTGCCAACTGGCAGCACAAGGGCAAAGACCTCATCAAGGCAATGCAGGAGGAGGTCGCCATGTATATGGACAAGAGCCACCCGACATACGATGTTGTGGCGGAGGCGTTTGCGAAAAAGACGAAGGAGATCCAGGACAACAACGCCAAGATCAAGTTCAACGACGACCTCCATACGATTCTTCAATACATCGCTGCCCACCCGAAGAGTGCAAAAATCAAAGACTACTATGACCAGATTCTCGTTCATGAGAACGACGGCCTGCACGAAGATGCCTTGTATTATATGGCCAAAGCGCTCGCAGACATTAAGAAGTTCGAGGCTGCAGCAAAGGCGAACGCAAAGAAGAAGGGTATCTCAAACCTCAAGCAAATAGGCGATAAAGATGTGGTTCTTGACAACTTGAGTCCGAGCACAATAAAGACCCTGCAGGCTTTCTTTGACAAAGAGGGCGAAGAGGCAAGCGACACTCGGCTACGAGGTACATCGGAAACGCAGTGGTCAACCCTTACAGAAGAAGAGCGTCGTGTAATTACGAAATACACGCAAACGTACAGCTACCTCAACGAACCTCTTCGTAACATGCGATATGCCGGAACAAAGCACACGGATGCGGATTTCAAACGCGACCTTGTAACACTTACAAACGCGCTTGCAAAGTGCCGTACGACAAAAGACATGACGGTGCGCAGAGGCGTTAGTGACTTTCATATTCGTGAGTTATGGAAAAACCTGTCGGAAGTTAAGGCTGGCGATAAATTTACGGACGGCGGTTTTTTGTCGACAGCAGTCCATCGTGACAAAGGATTCCACGAGCCATACAACTTGATAATCTACGTTCCAAAGGGGTCGATGGGGTTCTACGCCGAGCCAGCATCGCACTTCACAGACTACGGACGTTATAGCTACAATGGGGAAATATGGGATGGAAAGGTAAAGGAGATGTTGAAGGACGAGCGCGAGTGGATTGGCCAGCGCGGTTCGAGGTTTGAAGTTCTCAAGGTTTCTGGGCGCACAATATACCTCAAGCTTATCGGGCAATTGTACGACCAGCCTTAAACGCCATAATACTTCTTAAGGAATGTCGGGAAATACTCTGCGCAAGATTCCAGAGACTGCGACCATTTTGATTGGCGATAGAAGAGGTACGCAAGGAGCATGACTGGGTAGCCGCTATTTGACGGCACTTTATCAAATGCGTATGTGCAGTAGTTCGTGTACACGTCATCGTCGATTGAGTGATTGAGGGTATCGTTGACCCAATCACGCTCAATCTCCCAGAGTGCCTCTCCGTTCTCTATACGTTTGAGGCGCTCTGGGCACTCGTTTTCTCCTTTATAGTACCTCGTGTAAACGAGGAGCTGTCGTTTAGTTACCATATTGAGTCTCCTTTTCAAATTGGTTACAAATCTTCTTCATGTCATCCGGCAGCCTGCGGAACACCTCGTTCATGTATTCATACGGCATGCCGTACAGAGCATCCGCGATGCCACCGACGATTGCGCCAAGCGTGTCAGCATCAGCTCCGAGGGAGACGGCCAGGCGGATTGCGGACTCGTAGTCGTGCGAATCACGCAGGCAGAGGAATGCTGCAGGCATAGTTCCCATACATGTCTCGTCGAACCGGCCTCGGTAGTCGTCGAGCGATCCGTCCTCGATCTCGTAACCGAACATGCGCTCGATCCGCTCGAGGAGTACATCTTTGGCCATTCCTATGCGGGCAAAGTACGTGGCCAAAGCGGTGGCTTGTGCTCCACGAATCCCATCGGGATGGTTATGTGTAACAGCAGCAGAATATGTCGCCATCGCGAGCACTTCTGGATCGGTGTTCCAAATCCAACCTATCGCTCCGACACGCATAGCTGCTCCGTTACCATAGGAGAAATACGGAAGAGGGTCTTTGGCTTTTAGCCATCGCCCAAACGAGCCTCCATACGACCCCATAGGAGTCGGGTACTTGTTGCACCACTCTCTCAATGCCTCGACCAAGGAACGATTATTCAAAGACGCATCGGCAATCGCAATGGTACAGATCGTGTCATCCGTGAAGGTGCTCTCCTCGGTCAGCAACTTAAAGTTGTAGTTTTGTGTCGGATTGAATTCATAAACCGACCCAACAATGTCTCCAAAAATACTACCTAACATATCTCTTCGTTTTCAAAATCGACTGCAAAGGTAACACTTTTATTTCATTTGTGCAAGAAAAAAGTGAAAAAATGCACTTTTTTTGCAAAAATTATAAAAATTATTTGGAAATTATAAAAATTATTTGTAACTTTGCAGCCGAAATCAAAAAAACATACTACTATGTCAAAGTTTATCAAAGTAACGCCGATAGGCGAAAAGAAGCCCAGGATCGTCCTGGAAACACTGAAAAGTTTCTACCTCTCCCAGGGGGCAAAAGTAGAGATTCCGACCGACGAGGAGGTTTGGGAGGCCGAAC